GTATATCAATGGTGCAAGGTTCAGGATAAAATCAGATCAATGCATAGCACAGACAACTGCAAGAGAGCTTCAAAATGAGCTAATGACATTTAAGGATGCAGCTGAGGTTGTGTTTAAGTCTGAAAGTTCTTTCAGCTCTGCAGAAATTCAGACAAAAAGCGGTGATAGTCTTACAAAGGAAAATCTTAGAGATCCATCTACACACAAAAAGCTATTACGTGAATATTATGGAAACACTATAATTACAAAGCAGAAATTTGATAAACTTGATCAATTAATTGACAAATATCTATCACAGATTTCACTGCATGATGAGAAACTTAGAAATGTTAGATGGCAAATTCACAAATTTGAATTTGACAACACATTTGCATATGGAAAGAACAATGTTATAAACTTTGATAATCTGCCAGGAATAACTGGAATTTTTGGAAAAAATGCTAAAGGTAAGTCTTCAATTATTGGATCATTAGTGTATGGACTATACAATACAACAGATCGAGGATCAATCAAGAACATTCATGTAATAAACAATAGGAAAAATTATTGTCGAGCTGCAATAAATTTTAGCATGAATGGAAAATTTTTTAGGCTTGAAAGAAAAACAATAAAGAAGCAAACAAGAAAGGGATCTGTATATGCAACAACAGAATTATCTCTTCACGAAACAGATGAATTAGGAAATATCATCGCTGATCTATGTGAGGAGCAACGTAGAGAAACTGAAAAAATTGTGAGAAACATGATTGGAATATCTGAGGATTTTTTAATGACATCGCTGGCTTCACAGGGACAGATGAATACATTCATAAGAGAGAGAGCAACCTCTAGAAAGGCAATTCTTACAAATTTTTTAGATCTTAATATTTTTGAAAAAATGTATGACCTGGCCAAGGATGAGTCATATGATCTCAGATCAAAAGCAAAGATAATGCCGCACGCCGACTGGGACACACTTATTGATGAACAGCAGATAGTCATGCAGAGTGGAAAAGAAGATCTCAGAAGTATTGAGAAGCTAATTGCTTCTAAAAGAGACATACTTGAAAAGCTAAATATTGATCTAGCAACGTCTGGAAATCCAGAGATAGTAACACAGCAGGAGGCCGATCAACAAAAAATCATAGTTGATAAAAATCTTCAGAATGTAGAGATTCTTAAAAAAGAACTTCTAAAAAATAAATCAGACATCCACACTGAAAGAAAGAAAATTTTAAGAATAAAGCGTGTTAAAAATGACTTTCCTATTCATGAGCTTCGTAATCAGCTAGAATCTCAGAGAGAGCTTGAAAAGACATTGCTAAATCTTGAGCATGATCATGAACGACAGAAGACATTGTTATTACAACAGGAACGATCAGTTCAAAAATTACTTGATGTACCGTGTGGTGATCAATTTCTCACTTGTAAGTTCATTAAGGAGTCACATCTTGATAAGAAGAGAATCGATGAGCAAAAATTAAATGTCGAAAATTTAGCAAAAAATCTGATAGAGCTAAAGGATGCATTTCAAAAAATAAAAAATGAAAATCTTGAAGATAAAATTAGAAAGTTTGATAAGATTTTAGAGAAGGAAGCAGCACTATCAGTTAATCTATCAGGACTAGAGGTCGAGAAAAATAATCTTGAAAATAAAGTAAGAGATGAAAAGAGATGCTTAGATGAGAGCTCTGAAACTCTAGATAGCATGAAGGCAAGAGTAGTAGACGTTGAAAAATCATCAGAGGATATCAAGCTAAGAAATAATATCGTCTCTCTAAAGTCAGAGATAAATGATCTCGATGATAAAAAACTTTCTATTGCAGGAAAAATAACAAGATCAAGCGTTGAAACTTCAAGACTTAAAAGTGATCATAAGGAGTTCAAAAGCATAAAGCACGACCTTAAGATATATGACATGTTCATACAGGCAATGTCAAAAAAGGGAATTCCGCTTCAAATTATGATGACACAGCTGCCGATTATCAACGCTGAGATAACAAAGATACTACATGGTGTCACCGGTTTTACTGTCGAGCTAGAAGCAGATTCAGACTCTAATGCGATGGATATCTACATAAACTATGGAGATTCTAAGAGAATAATTGAACTAGCATCAGGAATGGAGAAGATGATGGCATCACTAGCAATTAGGGTTGCTCTAATCAACGTCTCATCATTGCCAAAGACAAACATGCTAATAATAGATGAGGGATTTGGATCACTTGATGAGACAAATATAGAAGCGTGTAGTCGTCTTCTCGAGTCATTAAAGAAGTGGTTTAAAAACATTATTATAATTTCTCATGTCGATGCAATTAAGGATGCTGTAGATAATTCAATTGAAATATTTAAGAATGAGAAGGATGCCAAGGTGATGCATGAATAGGACAGTAGATAATAAAAATGACAAAACATATAATTACATTGATGATAATATTGTTGTAATAAAGTCATCTATTACTATTAATAATCATACTCCTTTATTCTGTCCGATTTGTAATTTTGCTATGAATAGTGCCAGAGATGACAGCTTCTTTTTATTGTATGACTGTTGTGCTGATTGTGGAACAAAATGGGCTGAGTGCAGAAAAGATGAGTGGAAAAATGGCTGGAGACCGTCAGATAATGAAATAAGTTCTGAAATTGGTATAAGAAAACAGATATCTCCAAATTTTCAAATTTAAATTTCATAAATACTTATATTGGGTGACAACATGCTTAACTTTGAAGAAAATAACGTTCTAGGACAAATTTTAAATGACACTTACGGAAAAAGCTCAACCGCTGTATCTCCAACAATGTCAATTAAAGGCTCTCTCCAGGGAGATATTCTGACACTACAATACACCACGGTTGTAAATCTTGCGTCAGAGAGAAACCTAAGAGATCAGGTAAGTGTTTGTGAAGATGAGTCAGTCAAACTTACAAAGCAATATTTAAAAAATCTTAAGAGTGAATTCAAGACAGATGCTGGTCGAGGATTAAAGATAAAAGAACTCAACTCTGATGATACAGTTGAAATGATAACAACATCGCCATATACACCTAGAAAAATTGCCTACTATAGAAGGATGACTAGGTACAGTTGTGAATGATGGCAAAAATCAACAAGTCAAATCAAATAAAGGAAATAGTAAAGTGCGGAAAGGATCCACACTATTTCTTTAATAGCTACTTAAAGATACAACATCCTGTACGCGGATTAATAAAGTTTGACACATACGGCTTTCAGGATACATGCATCGAAACATTTCTTGATGATAGATTTTCAATAATCCTTAAATCTCGCCAGCTTGGAATGTCAACACTAGTTGCAGCGTACTCTGTGTGGCTGGCATTATTCCAAAAAGATAAGAACATTCTTATTATTGCAACAAAGCTAAGTGTCGCACAGAACTTTATAACAAAAGTCAAGACGATGGTTAGAAGCTTGCCCAAATGGCTTTTCCTGCCAGAGATCACAACAAATAATAAACAACTAATAGAGTTTAGTCACGGATCTTCAATTAAGGCAATACCAACATCTGAAGATGCAGGAAGATCTGAAGCACTTTCACTTCTTATTATTGATGAGGCGGCATTTGTTAGAAATTTTGATGATCTATGGATGGGCCTATACCCCACAATTTCTACAGGTGGACGTGTGATAATACTCTCAACACCAAACGGTGTAGGGGGACAGTACTACAAGCTTTATACAGATGCTGAGGCGGGCTTAAATGAATTTAAAGCAATACGATTGCCGTGGAATGTTCACCCTGAGAGAGATGATGAATGGTTCAAAAAGACAACTAAAAATCTATCAGCAAGACAGATCTCACAGGAATATCTTTGTGACTTCGCATCCTCAGGTGAGACATTTTTATCAGATGACGAAATAGAGTGGCTAAGGCTAGAAGCCATCCCACCAAAAGAAAGAGCAGGGCCAGATATGAATGTGTGGATATGGAAATATCCACTCACAGAACACCAGTATGTGATACCTGCAGATATAGCTAGAGGAGATTCAAAGGACTTTTCAACATTTCATGTGATTGATATCACAGAGGGTGAATGTGTTGCAGAGTATAAAGGAAAAATACCGCCAGATCGATTTGCTGAGCTTTTACACGAATTTGGACTCAGATATAATAAAGCATTGTTGTGCCCAGAAAATAATAGCTACGGATATGCAACAGTTTTAAAGTTAAAAGAGATGCAATATCCAAATCTTTATCACAAAAAGAGAAAGGCAGTTTTTATTGGAAACTATATACCTTCCAATGATTCAGATATCGGAGGATTCACAACAACTGGAAAGACAAGAAATATAATTTTATCCAAGCTGGAAGAGGTGATAAGAAACAAGCAGATAAAGGTATATTCAACAAGATTTTATGATGAATTAAAAACATTTATCTGGAAAGGAAATAGGGCCCAAGCAATGAAGGGATACAATGATGATCTTGTCATAAGCATGGCTATAGGAATGTGGCTGTATGATGCATCAGCTGAGTATAGCAAAAATACAAAGGGAATCAACCAGGCAATGCTCGATGCGATGAAGATGACACGAAATACGTATGATGACATGCCTGGAGCAATAACTGAGGGAAGACCTCATAGTTCGCAGACAAGGGATCCAAAGCTACAACCAGATGATTTCAAGCGAAGCTCTCTCAAGGGAGAGTGGAATAAAAAGCTTAATATTTTATCTGAGTGGGATTGGGTATACAAAGACAAATAGGAATTTAAATGGCAGATAAGAATCCAGACGGCCTATTCAGACGACTAACACTGCTGTTTAGAAGCGGACCTGTAATTAAGCGACGCATCAAGGACTTTGATAAGGGCCCGGGAAGGTCTTCTGCTTTTGAACTCTTTAGAAAAAATCAGAGCCATGTCTATAGCACAGCAATGTCAGCATACGGAACTTATGACAGGATGGCAAGGTATAGTGACTTTAGTGAAATGGAGTACACGCCTGAGATCAGTTCAGCTCTTGACATTTACTCTGAGGAATCTGTTGCAGCAGATGAACAGGGAAATGTGCTACATGTTCATTCAGAAAATCCAGCTATTAAAAAAATACTT